TTTCGAGGCTTCTACGGCCTTCTGAGGGCTTTTGGTGGCCTTCCTAGTCATGTTCGTGACTTTTCGAATCGTTTTGGGGGGAATTTAAACCATGAAGGGTCAGCGGTGTCAAAGGCTCACTAAAAAACCTACCCCCCTTGGCACTATTGCATGAAATGCACAAGGTTTGCAGATTCCAGTCGTCGTCACCACCTCCCATGCTTCTAGGCACTATGTGATCAACTGAGTTGCCTTCCATGCCACAAGCCTGACATGTATAACCGTCCCGTTGCAAAATGCGCTGCCTAATCTTTCGCCACTTCGCTGTTGATCCGTTGTCCTTTAACGCACTGGTCATCAGTAATACCCATGCTTCAAATGAAATGCCCATGCTTTACACGGTGTTTCGTATCTTCGTTGAATGTATGCAATTGTTTTGTCAATTTGTGCAAACGGGTCAAGTGTACCGTAATGCTTTGATCGCATTTGACCTAAACCATAATGACTATTGTTACGAGCTTTGTGATTCCAACGAGATTCCTTATAAATGATCGCATGAAAACATTGAAACTCTTTATACGATACAAGCTTTACATGTGCATAAATCTTTAAGTGATCTATGTTGTTTTGACTTCCATTTGCAGGCGTCATACCAATGACACAAAGCACGCCCCAAAGCACCAAACTACGCCAGCGAGCTATCCGCTTCAGCGGCTCGCCTGCGAGTGTTGATGCTAGCAACCCTGTCAAGCACTGAGCCTAATCTTGAGCGAGTCCCACAGGTTTTGCCCCCATGTGGATAACCCTTGTGGATAACTATTCATTGTTTACCCTTATCGTTGCCACGGTCATAAACGTACAAATGGTGCACTGAATAGTTTCAACCCCGTCTGGTAACAAATCAGTAATCTTGTGAATTATCTGTTTTGTTGTTTTTTTGCATTTGCGACATTCAAATTGCACTGTTTGCATAATTAGATTTCCTCAAGTTTTCAATAGGTTGCAGGTTTATTTGTGTGACCCACCAATTCGGTTGTTTTGAATGACGGTATTTGTCACGTCTGGCCATAGCAATGGGAATCCAGCCTTTAATGTCATAGTCAGGTGAAGTGCCAGTGACCAGTACGGCAATGTCATTGGGACGGTCGTATTCATGGACGATCAGCTGACCTGTGTCGTATTTTGTCCACTTAACTTCGATTGAATTGCCCACGTCAGCTTTGTTTTTCCACTTATGCTCAAATGGATCAAATGGCAAACCAAAGTATTTGGCCACAACCCATTCACTGCCAATTGTTTCGCTAATTTCCATAATGTATTCAGCAAATGACTTTGTTTTGTCGTACATGTTTGGCATGGTTGACCCGCCATTTTGCTGATACTTGATCGCAGCTAGCAAACAAATGACCTGTTCATCACGGTGCAGTTTCATTTTCACCGGCAACCGCCACAAAACCAAATGATTTTTTCTGTTGCGTCATACCCCTTTTGGTAGCCAAAATCGTCATGTTTTGACAACAATGAGCATTTGTCACACTGGCTCATTTTGTAGATTGCCACGACTTCACCATTTTTCAACAAACGGCATGTCATTGTTTGCGGGTTGATCAGCTCAACGTATTCACTCATACCTGTGGCTTCCATTTCCCGTCACTGGCCAAAACGTACCAACGCGGCTGGCATTGTGTGGCCTTTGTGCGTTCAGTGCAGAAATACCCACCCCAATTCTTAGGCGCGCCCTCATGTGCTTGCTTCCAGATCATGTGCCCATGACTGCATTGCGGTGCTTCCTGAATCAATGTGCCGCCTAATTGTTTTGCAATTTCGTCAAGGCTTGATCCAAATGAAGGAACACCAGATTGTTCGGCTTCAGCTGCTGTTGCATAACTGGCAACCTCTCCAAATTTCTTTGTCCATGGGTCATAATCGTCAGCCGTTGATTGTGCAACCTTCGTGCTGATCGTTTCGACCTTTTCCATGTCCTGAAGCGTTGGACGCTTATCCGTGCCTAATAACAGCCCTATGGCGCGCCCTATGCTGCTTGTAACCGTATCCTCGACAAAAAACTTTTTCATTTGGACGTTGTAGGTTGCAACGTTGCCAAACGCATAATCTATCGCCGAAGGCTTTAAGTCCTCGTATTCTTTGAAAATTTGGGTCTGTACCAGAATGAAACCCTTTTCAGCATTAAATTCGATAATGTTGTTTTCAATTCGCCCTGAAGGGTGTGTTTCCCAAAAACGTTTAATTCGTGCTGCAACGTCCTCGTAATTATCTAGAAATCCCATTAAACTTCCCTTCCACTTGTTTGACCAACGTATCTGCAATGTGTTGTGAAAGACATGTAGTGCAACCATGTCCTTCAGTTTGGTGGCAACAGCCGAATGAAGTGTTTATCGCCATTTTGATTACTTGTGCCAATTCGGTCATTTGTTCACCGCATTTGAACTGTGACGCCCGATTGCTTTGCCTCGCGCATAACCTTCACGGCGACCGTCTTTAAAGCCTTTCGCATAGCCAATCGCAATTGTGATGACTGACCAAATCATTAACATAAGCAAGCGAAACAATGTTTCGCCGTCAAGCAAGTCAACTACCATTTTTTGATCTCCCGAATCTAGATGGCAACCATTACCACCTGCAATAAGGGTGAAGCATGACCCTGACAAAATCAAGTATTGCGCGTGTCGTGCGGCGTGTCGCTATCCAAAAACCTTGCCGTCAACAATAAACGATCCGTCGCGTTCAATTGGCACGATCTGCGGGCTGACCTTTGAACCTTCCACCCGTAAAATGCCAAACCCTTGTGTCCAGTTAGCCGTGCCTTTTGTGTATTTTGCAGCTGAAAAACGCATGAGATTTCCCACTTCCATGCCCCATAATGTACGCCCCATTTTGTAACCGCTAGATTCGGTGAAGGTTGAAATACCTAAACGGTGCGTGTGACCTTGCACGACGGATTTACCATGCAAACGGGCTGCACGTAAGGCTGAAGCCCCAGCGTTAGGCGTTGTGCCCTGTTCGTCACCGTGGATCGCGATCCAGTTTGTGCCTGCGATTGCATAGGGTTTGCGGTGGAAGTTGATGCCCAATTCATCTAGTTTCATGAAATTTTCGTATTTTAACTCAGGCGCGCCCAATAAAGCGGGCAGACGGCTGGCAATGGAATTGAACAAACGGTCAGTGTGGTTTGAACGTACCATGTTGGCTTCAGGCACGTGCCTGGTCAATTCCCACAATAATTCAACGCAACGGTCACGATCTCGCCCAATTGTAGGTTCGTGTTCTTCGCTTAATCCACGTGACCATTTTGAAATTGTGTTGAAATCGATTTCGTCGCCAATTGTAATGACCTCATCAGTCCGAAATGCCTTGATAAATTTTGCCAAATTACGCGTTGCCTGTACGTCTTCAAAGGGAACTTGAAGATCACTGACAACAACGATTTTTTTCATTCGTCGTCGTCTTCGTATTCCGTCGAACCGATTTTGTTTGGATCAACTGGGTCAGGCAAAATCCAGCCAGGATAAGCCTCTTTGTCGCTCAAAATACCTAGTGCAATTTCAACGCTAAAACCAGCTTTACGTAATGCTTTGTAATACTCATTCAATGCAATGCAGTATTGTTCAAGCGGTGAATAGTCATTGTCCTTGACTGTTGCTATGCGTTTGCGAGTAGGTCGTTTGGCTGCCATAACATAAGTGTAAAGGTTAGTCAATCAATTTGTTGAACAACACGTCTAACCGAGCCTCTATGCGGTTGACTTGATCTTTAAGGCTTGACCCGCCATTTGGTTTAAATTCTTCAAGCACGGATCGAACCATGACTTTAACGCCAGAATAGACGGCGGCCACTACACCAATGCAGCATGTAACAACCGCCGCCCATTCGGTCGGCGTCATTCCCCAGTAACTCCGAAACTTTTGTCATTTGGGTTCAAGTAGCGCAAAACGACAGGTGCAATTGCTGCAACACCTGCCATAAGCAAGGTTTTTGGATCACTTACGCCAGCCATGTAAAGCGTCAAAACGGCAGCTAGAAACGAGCGTCCCCATGAAGCTGCTATTGCTTTGGCTTTATCCATTTTTTTGTCTCCTTTTTTGGGTTGACTACTTTTGTGGGGAAATCAATTTTTGGGTATTCGCCTTTGTATGGTACAAATTTTGGTACACCGAAACCAACAATGTCACGCTTTAAGGATCGTTGCTTAATCATGACCATGCCGCCATTGCGCTGGTCGCCTGTACCAGATGTGTTGCCCTCAATGCAAGTCACAATGTCACTGCCATGCTGAAAATCGATCACAATGCCAATGTGGGAAATGCGATCAACGCCGTCGTGTGGAAAATCCATAAATGCCAATGCACCAAGGCTAGGCAAATTTGACCAGCGGTTTGTTTCCTTGAATTTATGTGCACCAATTGCCGTTGATACTACTGAATGAATCTTGACGCCAGCTTGTGAGCAGCACCAGTTGACGAAACTTCCGCACCATGGCAAACCGTCGGCCTTTGTGAATTTGCCGTACTTTGTCAGGTTGTCGCCTTCTTCGACTGTGCCAACTTCAGCTGCCGCGACTTCGATCAGTCGCGCATTTGTGCCGTCAGGGTAAATCATGGCGCAGTTGGAAATGTGGCATCATCAGCCAATCCACCTTGTGCTGGCAAATCACGCAATGCTTGACGGTACGCAGCCCATTTTACTTTATCTGTTGGTGCATCTGTGTGCATTGTCCAATCAGATGCTCTTAATTGAGCATCACGCCACAATTTGATTTGTTCCCATTTTTGCTCATTTGTTGCATCTGGAAACTGTGGATTGAATTGAAACATTACGCTACCTCATAACTTCCGCTAACTTGATAATTGTCATTTGTTGTCCATGTCATTGGTACAGTTGGTTCGCAACCAGCTGTTGTCGGGTAAGTAGCTGAAACATTTTGTGTGCGCCAAGTAGCGGTTGTTAAGCCAGCAGTTGTCTCTGCAAAAGCACTATAATTAACTGTTCCAGAGTCTAAAATGTTTCCATTGTAGAAAAATGTCGATCTAACAGCTGCTACTGGCAAGCTAAATGTTGGGTTTGCAGCCGTCATAGAAGTCGTTGATCCAAAAGTCAAGAAAAAATTAAAAAAGACAACTTTACCAATTTGGCAGTATCTTGCAACAACATTCCCATTACCTAGTGTCAAGTTGGTGTATGTTGGAGTCCAAGTAGTCCAAGCTCCTGAGTATTTCAATCCAGTTGCCTGGGCACTATCTGCCGTTAACACTAAATCATTTGCGCCAACTGCTAAACGGCTAAAAGTGTCTGCACCTGTTCCAGCGATTAAATCACCCTTGGCGTCAATTGCCGTTGCCATGGAATTGGTAACCGTGACGGTTCCTGATGTGCCACCGCCTGAAATACCAACGCCAGCGGTCACGCCTTCAATGTCGCCTGTTTCGCTTGACCATGCTGGGACACCACCAACCACGGTCAAAACCTGACCTGCTGAACCAATCGGCAAACGTGTGTTTGTGTTTGCAGTTGCTGACGAATAAGCAAGATCGCCTAACGTTGTGCCTGGTTGCAATGCTTTCAGTCGTGTGTCAACGCCCTGCAACGCCACTTCAAAATCGGCTGGCAAGTCCGTAACAAGATCGGTGGACGTCGGCAAAACAAAACTATAATTTGAAGTCGGGTTGGTCACTTCAGTTTCCTTTCGTTAGGCAACAATTGTTGCATTTTCCCAGTCTAAAGTCGGCGACACGCTATTCCAGGTTTCAGTAATCGGCACGTCATTCCAAGCCATTGCCTGCAATGAATAAGCAAGCGGTGAAAGTAACAAGGTCACTGAAAGTTGATTGTATGAAGCTTGAAACGACCAGCCTTCAACAAATCCCTGAAACGTACCTGACGCCATGTTAAGCGGTAGATTGTTCAGCGAGATTGCCTCGCCCATAAAAATGCCGATTAGGTTGTCGCGGTCACTGTTGTCTAATTCTGGGTTTGTCAGGTCGAATGTGATCTCGCTAAAAATTGGTTGTGGGTTGGCACGCAATGACAAATAGAACGCCGCTTGCGCGTTGGCGTCAGCTGCGTCGTGCAGTGTCGTTGTTATGATTTGTGCAAGATTTCCATAAATAGCAATTGACGCTGGATCACTGTTTGAAACGTCGTTTTGGCTATTTGCGCCGTACTTGATTGTTATTGCATTTCGAACGTCACCCACACGGGTTTGAATTTTAAGCCCATTGGCGCGGGCATGATTTGCGTCAAGGTCAACGTAACCATTTGCCGCAAGGTAATTGGTGCGGTGCGTTGAATCGGCATACCCAATGAGCCCTTGCGCGTCCTCGTACAAATACCCCAGCCCTGACGTTGCCAATGCTGAAACCAGCGAATAAACGTCAATTGGGTCTGAACTACCACTGCGCACCGACAGGTCGTAATTGCCTGGACGATCTATTTCACCAAGTCCAGTGTTTTCAGCATTTGCCCAAGTTATTGCAGGATCGTAAGTAGCCCAAGTTAATGTTCCAGGAACTTGCGCCCATGAAGCAAACAAAACATTTTGCAAAACTTCAAAAATTTGATCGCCGTCAAAATCGCGAGCAAGTGCGTCTGTAAAAATAACTTTTGGCAAACGTGCCAATGCGCCCAATGCGGTGATTGAATAAGTCTGTGTAAACATGGTTGAACCCACGTCACGCACTTCCAAACCAATGTCAACTACATTGCCGCCGAAAATAGGCACAAAAGTATTTGATGTGTTTTTAATTGAAACACCAATTGTTGAATTTATGGAAACTGGGATTGCAGTCTGATTAACGTCGATAAGCTGTACATTGACATACCCCGCCTGAGCCTGCTCATAAATGTTTGTTCGACCGCTGCGAATTGAAAGATTTGCCAAAACCGCGCTGGTGTATTCAACGCCGTCAATTTCAACCTTCCAAACGGGATTCCATTGCGTCATGCTAGTTGCAGGTTATTTGCGC